GATGGTCGGGAATACCGTGACGCCGGTTGCCGGTGCTGCTGGCGGCGTCTGCGCCGTGCCAACCGCGGTAATGACCACCGTTGCGCCGCTCGCGAGCTGCGTCGCCTGCCCGGCCATCGGCCCGACTGTCGGCCCCGAGGCGCAAAGCCCCAGGTTCGTCGGCGCTGCGGTCAGTCCGATATAGACGTTGAACACATACCCCGGCAGGGTCGGCAGCGTAACCGCAATACTCCCGTTCGGCCCGGTCACGGCCAGCGCCCCCGATACCTGGTAGATTTGCTGCTCGACCGAGGTTTGCGACGGGGATCCTGTCACCTGGATGTAGTAGTTGGTCGGCGCGCCGGCCAGAGCTCCCGCTGTCCCCGGCGTTCCCGAAACCAGCGCAACGCCCGTCCAGTACGGCACCATGTTCGTTTCGACATAGCGCACTCCGCCGTAGGGTCCGAGCTCGTTGTTGTAGAGCCGGTTCACGTCGGAGAATGCCCAGGCGGTGTTGATCTGCGCGTTTTCGCGCATGTCCGATGCCGGTAACTGGCTGATGAGCGCGACGAAGTGCGGCATGACTGCCGGCGACTTCGACGGGTCGCGGTAGGCACCGGCCTCGATCATCATGTCCTCGCGCTCGTCGCCCATGAACCGCGGCACGCCGTACAGGCCCATGCTCGCCGTGATCTTCTGCGCTTCGTGCGGCGTCATTACGTCGGTTGCGACCAGCGCCGCCCGGCTTGCGCGCCCGTTGGCGAAATTCACCTGCGTCCCCGAAATCAGGGTGTTGAAGGTGTTGCGTTCCAGCGTTTCCGGCATCTGCAGGCTGACCAACTGGCACGCCTGCTGGAAAAGCGGGTGGAAAATGGTCAGGTTCGCAACGTCGGTCAGGCGCACCAGGTCGCCCCACTGTTGGGCGGTTGCCGACACTTGCGCGAGCGTCATCGCCTCGCCGGTCGGTGCTACGCCTTCCTGCAGCGGCGCAAACGGCAGCGGCAAGCGCTGATAGCGCGATGCGGTGTACGTCACGCCCCGATTCGTGTCGAGCGTGATCGGCTCACCGAACTGATAGGCGACGAGTTGACGCCTGGCAAGCGGCAATACTTCTTCCGCGATATACGGAACGATGTCCGCAGCAAAACCCGCTGATGCGTTCGTTACGCCCAGCGTCAGAAGCGCCCCAACCAGGGCAAGGTATTTTTTCAAAGCACTCATGGTAAATCTCCCGCCGGATTCCCGGCTATATGGGTACGTTTCGCAGTCGTTCCTTGCGCTTGTCGTGCTCGGACGTTTTTCCCTTGCCCGAAACATCGGATCGCGCCCCTGGGGATCTGCCCCGGTCAACGCCTGCTGCTTGTTTTCCTGCCGTGGCCGCTGCTGCTTTCTTTCCGGTGCTGCTTTTCAGGTTGCCCTCGATCACGTCATTTCCAATCAGGAAACGTAGAAGCGCGAGCCGCGGGGCGTCCTGCCCCTTTGCCCGCATGTCGGCCAAGGCTTTTTCGACCTTGGTCGAGTAGAGCTTAAAGACCTTCGGATTCGAGATTTCCAGCCTGGCAAATGCAGACTGATCCTGCATGTCCGCGGCGGTGCTCATCGCCCGATTCGCCGCTTGGGTATTCGCCCGAAGCGTTCGATTCGATCGAATTTGCCATTTCTCGATGTCCGGTACTTCTGTGTCTCTTAGCCTTGCTTCTTCGGCCTCGAAAAGCCGTTGATCTTCGCTCGCCTGCGGTGGAGTCCGCATACGCCGCTCGGTTTCGAGCGTTGCTTCGGCGCGAATTCGAGCTTCTTCGGCTTTCTGCGCGCGCTTGCGCGCTGCCCGAATTGCCTCGTTTTCCCGTCCGCCCGCCTTTTCGCCTTCTTCGCCCCCGCCCTTTTCGACGGTTTCAATCAGGCTATCCAGGTCGTCGTCCGGCAAGTCGCCTTCGCCGCCAGCTTCCCCGGCGTCGCCGCCGTCCCCGCCGCCTGCGCCGGCATCATCGCCTTCGCCGCCGCCATCTCCACCATCGCCTCCGGCCTTTTCGCCGTCGACGATTCCCAGCGCCAAATACAACACCAGCATTTGCCACAATTTCATCAACATGAGTGCTCCTTCAATGGTGCGGGTTACGCCCGCAAAGCGAGTAAATCCGTCAAATGGCTTTCGTGCCCAAGTTCTGCACGCCGATCGTGCCCGCGCCGGTCACCGTCAGGATGAAGTCGCGCACGGTATTCGTTGCCAATGTCATGGTTCCGGTCAGGGTCGTGCTCGAATCGCCTATCGTCAGCGTCCCGGTCTGCCCGGTATTGTCGTTGATGATCGTAATTCGCTTGGAAAAGCTGCCGTCAACGGGGACCCCCTTGAGCACCGAAAGAATCGAGGCGGTCGATGGCATGGTGATCGTAAATCCACCGCTAGCCGTGCCGGTAAGACGCAGCACACCAGCGCCGAGTTGCGCGACCGTCAGATTGATGTTGGACACGCTCGCCACGCTACCCGAGATTAGCATCTGCGAGTAGGCGATAAGGTTCTGCATGAGCTGGATCAGCCCGTACAGGGCGCTGGGGTCCGCTACCAGGCCTGGAGGCATCGGTTGGACGATGCCGGGACGGAAAAACGCCAACAGGAACAGGATGAACTTTTTCATGTCGTGACCTCTTTCGGAGTGAGTACGTCGAGCCGCGATTGCAGCCCGGCGCTTTTCTGCTTTTCCGCTTCGAGCGCGGCGCGCGCCTCGGCCAGGTCGCCGGCCATCATCGCCACGCCTTCGAGCGCGCTGTCTCGCTGCGCCTGAATGACCACCAGCATCGCGTTCGATTTCGGGTCTGAGCTGGTAATCATCAGGACACCGAGCTTGCCAGCGGAATGTAGCGCACCACACCCTCGACCAGCACCTTGAGCCAGCCCGTCCCGCCCGTCACCGAGCCGGGCGTCCCGGTCGTTGACATCTGCGTGTGCACGTTCGATTCCAGGTCGAACACATACTTCGACTTGCCGAATGCCTGGAACATCGAATTGATCTCCGTCCCGGTCGCTGATTCGCCGTAGAACAGGTTGACCTTGGCGCCGCTCGATCCGACACCCTGAATCGTTGCCGTGACCGCGTTGATGTGGCCCGAGGTATTGGTCGTCCCGGTCAGATCGAGAGAGCCCAGGACTCCGGTTACGTGCGCGCTCCCGGTATTCAGGGTGCTTGTGCCCCCGATAACCTTGCCCTGCAGGCCATATAGGAACACGCCATTCCCGACCGTTGTTCCGTTGGTGATGTTCACTTCGCCGCGGACACCGACCAGGTTCCCGCTCGTCAGGCTGACTCCCGTCACCATTTGCCCGTAAATGTCCCGCACCGTTCCCGGCGTGGCCGACGCGTTGGTTTGCGCAACGGCGAGCGGCCCGGTCAGGGTGTTGAACGAGGGCGGCGCATCGAATGTCGGCGTCTTGAGGAAGGCAATGAGAGTTTGGTAATCGACCATCCCACCGTTGACCTGAATGGTGGATACGGCGATTCCGAGGGTGAGGAAGGAAAGAATCAATGATTTCATGCGGTTCATGTCAGCTCCTTTGCAAAGGCTTCCGGTAAAATAGGCTTGATTTCCAGATTTGTCAAATTAGTCGTAATACGTGACGTTCAACAAAGGCGATCCCGATTCGAGAATGAACCGAATTGCGGTCATGTCCCCGACGTACTGCAACTCGCCCGCTACCGTTGAGGACGAGTAAATCCGCATGCCAACCGAGCCCGTCGGCGCCACCCCGTCGTCCCGCCAGCGCACAGGCGCCCCTTCGGCCTGAATCACCGCAAGCCCTACTTGGGTGTCGTGGGGAAGCGTCGGCAAGGTCAGCCCGACCGAGGATGCGAGATCTGCCGCCGTGATTTGCTGATACCCGAGCGGTCGGCGATCCCCGCCTACTATTGCCATTGATGGTTTCACGATTGCTCCTTTATGATCTTGCGCAACGCTTCGGCCCGGCGCTCGAATGAGGGGTAGAACTGCCCCTCTTTCCCGCCGAGCTTGCGCAGCACATCCAACAACTCTACGCCAAAACCGCGCTCCGCTGCAAATCGGTCCGCTTCCAATTCCTGCGCAATCGAGATTTCAGTGACCAGCGCCGGGCGCAAAAAGAGCAGCGGAATGAGCAGCATCCTCTTTTCTAGGTGGAACAGCTTGCAGTGCGCCGCTTCGTGGCACAAAACCGCCTCGCGCTCCCTCGGCGAGAATAAAAACCAGGACGCCCCGAGCACGATGCGCTTGAACGGCCAGATGCCGCGCGAGTCGGCCATCAATTTCGATGTGCGATCAACCGCCAGCCGGATACCCAAGTATTTCTCGGGCGGCGCGACATCAACCGAGATTGGACGGAACTTTACGCCCTTCCTCATGCCGCCGTCCACTGCGCCTTGCCTGTCAGCGTTCCTGTTGTTCTCAGGTTCTTTGCGCCAAGATCAGTGTCGTGCGTCGCACCCGTATAGGGGACGAATATCTGATCGAGTTCCGCACCACTGACATTAATGCTGATGTGCGAGTCATTGACGCCGCCTACTGCCATT